GGAAACTCTAGTGTGTTTCTGCCCAACTGTGACCAACCTTATAGTCACCATCTAATGGACAATTCATATCGAACCACTCACCAGCTTCTTTGATAGCAAGTCTACCTAACTCACCTACCTCATCGGCATAGCGTTCAGTGGTTTCTATCTGCCACTCATCATGTACATTAGCAACTATCTTAAACCATACCCTGCGCTTATTTAGTTTCTCATGTAGTATGACCAGTGCTTTCTTCATTACTACAGCACCTGCTGATTGCAATAAAAAATTCAAAGCTGAATGCTCTGACTCGACACGCAACCTTCTGCCGTCCAGCCCCTGTAGTGTACCATTAGTACGCATAGCAGTCAACACCTTCTTCTTTAGCCTAGCATAGGCAGGAAGATTCTTCATGAACTTATCAACTAACTGCTTACCCTTATGAGATGAGCCTCCAGCGATCTGTCCTATCTTTGCACTACCTCCACCATAAATCAGAGCGTACACGAAAGTCTTCGCTTGATCTCTAGTTTCTAAGCCAGCCATCTTCTGATTGTATGTATGTATATCTCCTTCTAATAATTGTTTAGTGTAAGCCTTATCATTCATGTAGTGGGCAAGCATTCTCAATTCTAAACCAGAAGCGTCTATACCAACCAACACATTACCCTCATCAACAATCCAACAGGCACGACAGTCAGTACCATACCATGAGTCTCTACCCCATAGTAACGTACCTGTTACCTTATCCGTCTTAGTGGAAGGTACCTGTGCCATATTCGGACTCTGGTGTGTCATACGTCCAGAGACAGCACCATTAGTTATACACCGCCCATGCACACGACCATCATCAGCTACTGCATTAACCCAGTTATCTATCTGACCTACTCGTTTCTGTAAGGTTAGGTACTCACCTATAAGCCTTGCTTCTGGTAGATCAATTGATGCTAAGGTCTTCTCGTTAACAATGATGTTACCCTTCTCAGTCTGGTCTTTAAATACTATTCCTTTTCCTTGGAGGCGTGAGGCAATTTGCTTTCTGCTTCCGAGGTTAAAGACTGTGACTTTATCCTTGAGTTTCTTTCCTGTCTTTTCCGAGACTCGTTCCTCCACCAAGGGAGGGAAGACTTCTTGGACTTCTCTTTCGAGGACATTCATACGCTCCATGAGGTTAGTTAATAACTCGTTAGCCCTACCTATGTCTAACTTAAAACCATTGATCTCTTGCTGAGATGTTATCACTGCTACTTCATGCTCTAACTGTATGCTCTCATCAGAGAATCCATCCTGCTTGAGTGCAGTAGTTAGGTACTCTTCTAACTTAACTGTTAAGGATACGTCACGCTTACAGTACGTGATCATCTCTTCTGATAGGCCACCATCATAATCATGAAAGTCAATCTTAGAATAACCAAGACGTTCTCCCCATGCTTCTAATGAGTGTCCACCTGATAGCCTAGGATTCCATAGCCTTGACATTAGCAGTGTGTCCCTTAACTTATTATCAGGGATTACTAGATCCCATAGTTCTTTAAGTTTAGGTGCATCAAAGTTGACAATGTTATGCCCAACGAATATCTGATCTCGTGAACATTTGTCTACTATCTGCATTGGATTCCGTAGTACGCTTACTCTTTTCTCTCCTGTTATGTGCAAGCCACAGCACCATATGTGATCCATAGCCATAGTTGTTTCTATATCTAATGTTATCATTGTCTTCTATTCTCCCTAGTACATAGTTGCCTATCTTACTCATTCATCACCTCTCGCATGAGTCTGAACACGACTCCTAAAGAATCCTTCATGGCTAGGAGATTCCTTCATAAACTTTCTAGCATAGAAGGGACTCCAGTTATTATTTATTTTAAACTCACCACCAGAATCAATAATAGTTTCCCATCTCAAGGCATGGAAGACAGCCCTAGAACTGTAGTGCTTACGAACAGCCATTGCTTTCAATGCAAACCTTTTGAAGCCCTCATATATTTCGGGATGTTCATTATCAAACTCATTGAAATTCGCATCAGTATACTTAGTCATACGTATTCTCCTTGTTGTACTTTCTTATAGAAATACTCAGGGCCGCGTGAACTATACCACTTATCTACTGCATTAGTCCTCCACTTACCCGTAGCTACAATGTACGTGAACTCATTATCAATAACTAAGTTACGTCCGTACCCTTGGTCTAACACCTCAGCACCTAGCTCATCGAACTCTATCAACACACCCACTCGCTTGAGTGCTACCTTGATAGCTTGTCTAGCTGATGGATCATTGCTGTTACCTAACAGGTGCATGAGATCGTCACGCTTACTTACCAGTTCATCATATGTCATAGTGCGTCCTCTTCTAATACTTCTAACATTCTACCAGTAATGTGATCATAGAGTAAAGGAGATGCCTTACCCGTTGTACCACAGAATCGGTTCTTGAGTACCCGTACATGGGTAGTGTTGCGTTCCTCTGGATCCTCAGCTTGTCCATTACGTTCAAGACCTAGAACCATATCACTAAGCTGTGCTATAGAACCAGAGCCACGAAGCTGTGACAGGCTGGTGACAGCACCTTCCTCATGACCCTTACTGTCGGGACGCTTGAGGTGTGAAACGATGAACAAGGCTATCCCTGTCTCCTGTACGAGCATCCTAAGCCTAGTCATGATCTCATCTAATGCCTTACGCTCATCACCATTAGCCTGTGCTGACACAACAATGGATACATGATCAAGCACAATGTACTTACAACCTAGTCCCTTAGCCATGTACCTAACACGACTGACAATATTATCTACACCAGTAGAACCGAAGTGATCAAACAGGAACACACGATCAGTGCCTAGTGTAGCATCGAAAGCATCCTTACGTTCCACATCTGTAGCTACAGTGTCAGGTAGGTGCAAAGGTTTGTTAGCTGCAAGACTCATGAGAGATAGTGCTGCTTTCTTTATACTTTCCTCAAGGAATAATATACCTATGTTATCCTCAGTCTTACTAATGATCTGCCAGATAATCTCTCGCATGAACTGACTCTTACCTAGCCCAGATCCAGCCGTAACTGTGACCAGTTCCCCGAATCGTATTCCATAAGTGAGCTTATTGATCCCGTCATATGGGTAGAGACAGTCGGCAGGGGCAATGGGCTTATTAACTTCATCCCATAAGCTACTCCCTGCAACAATTCCATCGGGAACAAATCTTTCTGACGACCACCAGCGATCAACAAACTCTTTGTTGCGTCCGAACTTAACATAATCATTTGCATCCTTCTCATCCTTAGTGTGTTTGAATACCTTGGCCTTGCCACCAAACAACTCAGCCACTTGATTAGCAGCTTTGATACCTGACTCATCTGCGTCAAAGCACACTACGATATTCTCATAGCTGTCTAGGTATTCATAGCTACTACGACAGTCTTTCAAGGCAGCACTGCTACCATTCTTTATTGATACTACAGGGTACTTACTACCAAGCATCTGATAGGCAGACATAGCATCATACTCACCCTCAGTTATGGTGATGTACTTACCACCCTTGGTGAATAGGTTCTGTCCGAATAGAACAGTGTCCTTCCAGTTACCCTGAGTACGAAAGTCTTTATCAGGTGAGCGTGTCTTAGCACCAACTAAGTACCCATCCTTATCATGATACCCGAAGTGCATTACATCCCCTTGGAGTTGGGCCTTGTATGCCTTACAGGTGTCGCTTGATATGCCTCGGTTAACAACACTCTTGTATTGTCCAGACATTAAACTTTCTTTCAACTTGTCAAAGTTACCATTAGGTTTCTTATCGGTACTACTTGTTATCTCCATACTATCTCCTACCTTCTTTCTTGTTTCACATACAAAGCAATGCGACCAGCCCTTATCATCTATGGACATGCCATCACTGCTGCTACAATCGTCACACGCTAAATGCGTCCTTAGAAATGCCATTGGTAAAGTCCTCATATTCTCTTGGGTTCATGATATGAGATAGCACTGTGTCTAAAGCGATCAGTGTGTCCCACTTCTGCGAATCATAACTCTCTTCATACACTACAATGAAGTAGTTCATAAGAACTTCTACTGCTACCTCGTTAGCCTGTTCGGGAGTCACCTCAATTTTAATTGTCATTACCTACCTCCAGTAGTTTAGCTTTAAGTTTAACAACCTGATCAAGATTGTAAGTCATAAACCTACTCCCCTGTCGTATGGATGTTTCATAGTTATCAATCTCTTTCTGTATTCCCATACGTTCTTTAGACTCTGATAACTTTTGCTTAAGAGATTTATTCTTAAGCGTCTTGATCTGCATTTCTGTCACTCATCTTCCTCCATAATATCATTGATTAGTTTCTGTTGTAGCTGGTTAATCTCTATGAATAACATCTTATCATGTACGTGCCAAGCGCATGTGTTAGCTGATCGGTGGATCAACTTAGCTATGTTGTTGTACGATACATTCATAGCCCGTAGACAGACGATCCTCTTTAAGTCACGCTCAGAGATGGAATTATAGTTTGTCTTAGGCTTCTTGGCAAGCACTGATCGTGCTGGTACATTCGCATAGCTGTCCTTGATCTTAGGAACAAAGATGATACTCATCGTCTATCCCCTGCAATGTGATACTCATTACCTTCCAACACCTCAATGTCTGACTCATACTCTGCTCTTGCTTCCTCAACCATACGCTGTACATCAGGATCATCACTAGCCTCCAGTATCTCAAAGATGTAGCTGTCCCTCTCTATCCTCTTGAGGTACTGCTCAGGCAGGATAACAGTACGGGTATTCTTAAGGTCTAAGTTCTGTACGTACCTACAGTCCATGTTCTCAACCACTGTGCTAGGTGACAAGCC